TGATACAGCGTTATCATCTTTTTCTCCTTCGCTTTGTAGAGGATTTTCCCCTGGGGTTTCTTTTTTCTTCATACATTTCATGCATTGATTTCAGCATGTTTTCTAAATCAATAGATTGCATTTGCTCAAAGTTTTTACGCATATCAAGTATGGTATTGTGCAGTTTGGTTCGGAGAAGGATGATTTTATCTACCATGGCATCCATCCATCTGTTTATTGATGCATAAATCATGGATAATTTCTGCCAGTTTGATGTCTTCTCTGGCGCAATGTTCATCGGTAAATATGACATGGTTTTTCCCTTTATAATCTGTGATTTCGATACTTTCATCGAATCCGTTTATGCTGAAGACTTTAATCATTCTAAAAGTTCTCCCTTTTTTTGAACTTTTTCAGTTGTTTGGCGTATGCCGCCCCTTCAAGGAAAGCTTTCATCACTTTTTTCCTTGTGTGGTAATCTCGGTTCCAAAAATCAATTTTAGAAGAGGTTTCAAAATCTATTGGTTTGTCGTCCCAATATTCAGCCCTTTTCTCCAATAAAGAGTTTTTGTGTTTGAGGCTGTTTTGATGTGTTTGCCATTTTTCGAGTTGGCTTTGTAGGTCATTCATTGCGATCTCCTTCGCTGTGTCAACATTGGTAAGGGAACCTAAAAAAGCCCCACCGGAGTGAGGCTTTTGAAGGTTATTTAGATGCCAATACTTTAGCAATATATGCGTTTGCATCTGTGCATCTTTTGGGGGAAGGATTGGCCTTTTTGGAGAAAGGCTTCCATTTAGTTCCCGATACTTTGAAGTAATCCCCAGCTGCTTTATCTCGGGAGGCTTCAAATTTCCTCAAATTATCGGAAGATTGCATATGTTGATCTGCAAGCTGTTGTAATTTAGCTTGGGTTTGTTCTCCATTTGGATCAGAGCTTTCTTCTTGGGTCTGTTCCATTTCTGATTTCAGATCCGCTAGTCTTTTTGTCTGTGAGAGAATTCCGTTGTGCATGGAATTGGCGATTCCATTATGGAACCACTTTTGGTAGAAGTCACTGGTGTTTTCAACGTTGTAAATTACCTTTTTCATAATAAGTCCTCCTAGACTGTAAGATTAGTAAGGAGGCTTCACAGTTAGATTAGAACCAAAAATGGCCACTGTTAATTTGGCCGAAAATATCCACTTGGCAACAAGTGGCTCATTTTCGAGCCCACCAAATTAATAGTTGCATTCCCGGAGGGTGTACGGACACAGGGGAAACGGTCAGGATAGCTGACGGTTGCGAATAAAAATCGTGGTGCCGAACATTTGGTTGTAATCTGGCAGTGATGTAGACTCCTCTAATCTTCCTGGCTAGGAGGATTTGTTCTGAAAATGGATAATTTACCGGTGAAAATACCAGTGAGTTTTACCAAAATCTTGTGGTTTCTTATGGAATTGTTAATTCTATGCACAACGGAATTCTATGTTTATTGTCATTACTTTCTGTGTCTTTTATTCCATTCTCTAGGATCTGGAATTAGAAGTGGATCTTACAGATCCAGAAAGGTCTGATTCATATGGAGAATTTACCCAATCTTTTACAATAGATTGCGGAGCAACCTATGCAATACTAACTGGAGATAATTTGATGGGATTTGTCCTAGCCTCCCTAAAGCTGATGGGGATTACTTTAAAGTATGCTTCGGGAACTGGAAGCGTTGCTTCAAGAAGGACAATACTTTCGTCAAAAATGCTCTTACAGATGTTAACGTATATATTGATAAAATATCCTCTGGCATCTTAATGTTCTTCAAAAACGCAATGAGGATGGGGTTTATTTAGGTGGACTGTTAAGCCAATACAATTACAAAGACGAGCTATGCTCGACAATCTCTTACTGCAACGTTTGCAGGAGGGCAATGATATCAATGGGTTACAATTGTGAATTGACGTGCATTTACCAGGACTGTTAAAGGGGGGAACTAAAGGGGGGTTTGTTCATCATGTCACAAAACGTAACAAAACGGGATAAAGCTGAAATTGAGGAAGCTGGTTCGGAACTAACGGAACGACAAAGGAAGTTTGTTGCTAACTTGTTTCAACCTGGCATGAGCCATAAAGACTGTGCTATCCATGCTGGATATGCAGAGAAATCTGCACATGTGGAAGCAAGTAGATTGTTACGGAACTCAAGGGTTTTAGAGTATATTGACGTATGTATGCAACATAGCCTCAAAGCCGATGCAGTGAAGGCAAGAAGGGTGATCGCTGATCTAAGCGATACAGCTAAATCAGATTACGTTAAACTACAATCAGCCCAAGACATCATGGATCGTGCTGGATATAAACCAATTGAGAAACATGCCCATGCAGTTCGAGGTGAACTAACAGTTAATATCGATCTCGGTGACTAGGCCTATGGGGGGTAGGGTAGTCATGCTTGTTCGTTCCTCCAAGCAAGGGGTATGGGGTTTAAAAACTTGCGTTAACCTATGGTATAACCACCCCAACACACACGATAGTTAAAAAAGGTACTTCGCTATTATCTTGCATACTTGCAGTTATTTTGTTATATCGGGAAAAACAGGTAGCAATTTATGCATTTTTTATACGATATTTCTAAAGATGATCTTAAACGTCTTCGTACTGTGGTACGTAAAGTCCATATGAAGCATTATAGGGAAGATCATATTACAGACTATGAAGCCGATAAGATTATTGCTACTTTTGGTCCCGAAACAAGGGAGAAGATGATTAGGTTTATGGTTGATAAAGGGTCAAAAATTGGATAATAGCAATATTGAAGATGTTTCAGGGGCTTTTCTTGGGGCTGTCCTCGAACACCAGGATTGCCACGGCAAAAAACCCTTCCATTTGGTTATTGTGTCTGTTTGTGCCGATGGTTCTTATTATGCAACAGATACCGGTAGCAGTGGGTTAAGTAACGACCTTATAAGTAACTGCCTTGAAGACTTGTCAGATAGTATCCGAACACCAGTAAATGGTTGATATTACCTATAAGCCTTCCGGGGTTGTCGCAAAAAATTTTTTAAAGTCGGAGAAGTTTGTTCGCGGTATCCGTGGTCCGGTCGGGTCCGGTAAATCCGTAGCTTGCTGTATAGAAATATTCCGCAGGGCTTGCCAGCAAACACCCGGCAAAGACGGTATCCGCAGAACAAAGTGGGCGGTTATCCGAAACACCAACCCGGAACTCAGGACAACAACGATTGCCACATGGCTCCAGTGGTTTCCAGAGAACGAATGGGGGAATTTCCGCTGGTCGCCTCCTTTTACACATCATATCCGGAAAGGCGATGTGGATTTGGAAGTCCTTTTCCTTCCCCTCGATACACCCGATGATGTAAAGAAACTCCTTTCGCTTGAATTAACCGGTGTCTGGATTAATGAAGCACGGGAAGTGCCTAAAGCCATTGTAGACGGAGCCACAAGCCGTGTAGGCCGTTTTCCCAGTTTAAAAGACGGGGCTGGACCCACATGGAATGGCGTTATTATGGATACCAATGCCCCCGATGAGGAACATTGGTGGGCAATTATGTCCGGAGCTGCCCCTATTCCCGACCATATGAGTGCAGACGATGCCCTGACACTGGTTAAGCCGGATAACTATGAATTTTTTGAACAGCCCGGAGGAATGGTCGAAGTCAGGGATGAAAAGAATAACCTGATTGGCTATGAAATTAACAAAGTAGCCGAAAATATAAAAAACCTGCCCCCAAGATATTATACCAATATGATACAGGGTAAGGCAAAAAGCTGGATTAATGTTTATGTTTTAAACCGGTTGGGGTCAATTGAGGAAGGCAAACCTGTTTACGAAGGATTTTCGGAGAAAACACATGTCCTTGAAGATGAAATGGAACCAGGCCCTATGCCGGTCTGGGTTGGAATCGATTTTGGGCTCACTCCAGCGGCAGTATTCCTACAGAAAATGCCGAATGGACGTTGGTTTTGTCTGGCTGAACTTGTCTGTGCGGATATGGGTGCGTCACGCTTTGCACAAGTTTTCAACCGTTTTGTTGCAGACGAGTTTCCGCAACACGAACTTCATATATATGGCGATCCGTCTGGAGACTTTCGTGCGCCAACGGATGAAACCACCCCTTTCCAGATTTTGCATGCGAATGGCGTACTGGCGCGACCGGCTCCAACGAACGATCCTGTAATCCGTGTGGAAGCGGTAAACGCCCTTTTATCCCGGATGGTTGATGGTCAAACCGGGTTTTTGGTTAACAAAAAGAAATGCCCTTCTTTGCTGACAGGGTTTCTTGGGGGATACCATTACCGGAGACTGCGTGTAACCGGAGAACGCTACGAGGAAAAACCGGAAAAAAATAAATTTTCCCATGTGCATGATGCCCTTCAGTATGCGGTCCTTGGGGGCGGTGAAGGGCGTGGTGTCGTGCGCGGCAAAAATTCGATTAAGCCGTTTATTGCCAAAAGTAAATGGAACCCGTTTTCCGGAAAAAATAAGTCACGCGGCATTGCGGCTCGTTTCTAAAAATCTGGCACTGCCGGAATGGTATGTAGCTTTTTGTAACCCGGAAAAATCTGTCTGGTGGCAAAAGCTTTTAAAAAATAAGTTCCGGCATTGCTGGGCGTTTACTTATGACCCGAAATCAAAGGTATG